AAGGGCTTTGTCGAGTGGGCTTACGGCACACCACAAGGACCAGGCGGCCATCCATTAGAACTAGGTCACAGGAGGATAGCAGATGAAATTCTTAAACATATCAGCTAATTTAGCATGGATAAAACAATACAGGAAGATAAATGAAACCTTGCGTACTACACGTTAGAGACGAAGTTAATGTCAAGATAGAAGGCTTGGATTTAGATACTCGTAAGAAGTTGAGTAACAAGTTTAAGTATGACATTCCCGGTGCTAGGTATATGCCAGCAGTTAGACTAGGACGCTGGGATGGCAAGATGGCCTTCTTCCAAATGGGAGGTAGTACCTATATTAATCTGCTTCCAGATATTATTCCAATCCTACAGCAGGATGGATATGATATTTCTATTAACGACACTCGTGAATATGAGATGGATTATACATTAGAGCCAGTTACTGAGGATAGTTATGCTGACTATGTTTGGCCTCCAAAACACCCGGCGGCTGGTACTCCTATTATGTTGCGTGATTACCAAGTGGAGGTTATTAATAACTTCCTGAAGAACCCACAAAGCATGCAAGAAGTAGCAACTGGTGCTGGTAAGACGCTTATAACAGCCGTGTTAAGTCACAGATGCGAAGCACATGGCAGAACTGTTATTATTGTGCCTAACAAAAGCCTGGTTACTCAAACAGAATCTGATTACATCAACATGGGTTTGGATGTTGGTGTATATTATGGCGACCGTAAGGAGTTTGGTAAAACACACACCATTTGCACCTGGCAGAGTTTAAACATTCTACTAAAGAACACTCGTAACCATCAAGTGGATATTACCATTGATGAATTCCTAGAGGGCGTGGTGTGTATTATGGTAGACGAAGTGCACATGGCTAAAGCAGATGCTCTTAAGACATTGCTAACAGGAGTAATGAGTCACATACCAATACGCTGGGGATTAACTGGAACTGTGCCTAAAGAAGACTTTGAGCGTGTTAGCATTGTGTGCAGCCTTGGTCCAGTTATAAATCAAATCAGTGCAAAAGAACTGCAGGACAAAGGAGTTCTTGCACAATGCAACGTGAATGTGTTACAATTACTGGACGTTACAGAATATGAAAATTACCAGAGCGAACTAAAGTATCTATTAGAACAAACTGATCGCTTGGATTACATTGCTGGTTTAATTGACAACATTAAAGAATCCGGCAATACATTAATATTGGTGGATAGAATAAATGCAGGAAAACAAATCGAATCAAGGATTCCGGGCTCCGTTTTTGTCAGCGGCGGCACAAAGGCACAGGAGCGTAAAGATCATTATGATGAGGTGGCTGATGCAACTAACAAAGTTATTATTGCTACTTATGGTGTCGCCGCTGTTGGTATTAATATTCCTCGTATTTTTAATCTCGTACTGTTGGAACCTGGGAAAAGCTTCGTCCGCGTTATCCAAAGCATCGGAAGAGGAATCCGAAAGGCAGAAGACAAAGACTTTGTCCAGATATGGGATATTACATCAACGTGCAGATTTGCTAAAAGACATCTCACAAAACGCAAGGCCTTCTATAAAGAAGCGAACTACCCGTTCACAGTACAGAAAGTAGACTGGAAGTAACATGCAACGATATATTTACGATAGCTGGAATAGTGTTATGGATTTAGATCATAACCCGTTAAGGCATATTCCAGACCTACATGTAAGGCACCTGATTATGCAAATTCTTGCCTTTATGTGGGCAATTGTATTTTCTATCATAGTTATTAACAGTTTAACAGCATTTATGTATAGTGCTATTGGGCATATTGTCTTCCTAAGCGCAGTGGTAATTACTGTAGCAACATTTAAGACAGCAGAAACTAATCCTGGGGTATTTAAACTAAAGAAAGGTTACCACAGCCCAAGCCGCAGTAGAAACTATATGTGGATTAATGGTAACAAATTTATATTACCTGAAAATGACCCCGGAGGAGAACACGAATGAGAATACTTACACTAGAAGACACGGCGTTCGATATGAACGAACTGCCAGATGAAGTAGATGACCTCCGCTTTGCAGTACTGGACAATTCAGATCCACAAAATCCAGACTATTTTTATATCCCATTAATCTTCTTAGAAAGTTTTAACAGCCCAGCACTTGTTTTAGACATTGGTGGAAAACAGATTAGAATGCCGGTGGATTGGAAAATCTTAATTGGCGAGAAAGACTTTGGTGATTTGGAAATGACTAATTTAAGTAGTCTAAACGATCGCGGGTTTAGTGCATTTAGTTTTAATCCACTTAGTAGTTACAGTGCAGAATATCTTCCCATTAATATTGTCGACTTATACACTGATGTAAAATGGTTCTTTCCCAAACTTAAACAAGGACAAATCCTAGCAGTTCCATTGGAAACAGGCAGCAAACCCAGGTGTGTATATTTTGCTAAAGAAATTAACAAACAAAACGAGATTGTTAGCATTGACAAAGCCTGGTAATAATAACTGCATGCAGGATAATATAATAAGAAAAACTGATTACAGAAGGTTTGAATATAGAATAAACCCTGTCAGTGCTGCACACTACGATGTTATTACAAAAATATATAATCGAATAGAAAAGTATTTTAAAGATAGACCCGAATGCCAGGTAGAGCGTAAAATACATAGTAGTTATGAAAATCGCTACTACACAATTTTATTTGCTACAATAGATGACAGCAGAATGTTTGAACTAACGTTTGCAGAGTACATTAACACCCAGGGATTAAATTATGACTGACCTACCGTTAAACCAAGTACTAGGTGCACTAGATAATAAAGACATGGCTTTTTGGGATCGTTGCACTCCCGAGCAACAAAAGAAGATTTCTCCGTTTCTGCTTAATCGATACATGAGTTTGGTTAAGGATGGTAAGCCTGCACATATGAGACTTGATATTGAAACATACTATCTTATGGCAACCAATGACAGAGTTAACAAACAATACTTTGAACTATCCAAACATCCTAAACTAGTATGGCAGTTGCTATGTACAATTAGTCCTCCTGGTGGGGAAAAACAATTCCATCAATGGGTAGGCAACAAGAAAAAGGATGCAAGTGACAAGAAAACACGGGAAATATACAAGGTTCTAGAAGTATTATATCCTACAGCCAAACGAGATGAACTGGATATGATGTCATCAATGATGACTAAGAAAGACATCAAAGAATTACTCGCCAGCCACGGTGATCAATGACTAACCTAAATGATGTAATTAGAGATGCTGTGAAAAATCACAAAGCGCCAGACAAAGATTATGTGTGCAAGCACTGTAATCGTGGATTCCGTAAGGAGAGCACACTATTAGCGCATACTTGTGAGCCTAAACGCCGCGCACAACAGGAAAATGAAGCAGGTGTTAAATTAGGCATGACTGCTTATTTGCGTTTTTACGAGATAACGCAGGGCAGTGCTAAACTAAAGACATACGTTGATTTTTGCAAGAGTCCTTATTATAATGCTTTCGTTAAATTTGGTAGGCACATGGTAAACATTCGTGCAATCAATACCCGCGGATTTATTGAACACGTTATTGGCGCTAACAAGAAAATTGATTACTGGTGTAAAGATGAAGTATATCAAGAATTCCTAGCCCAGCATTTGCGTCGTGAGAGTGTACAAGATGCTCTTGAGCGTAGCATGAACACAATGGTTACTTGGGCAGAAGAAAATGATAGTGTGTTTAACCATTACTTCCTGTATGCTAGTACTAACCGTACTGTACATCACATTACCACTGGTAGAATAAGTGCATGGGTAATATTTAATAGCGCCTCGGGTGTTGAAATGATGGATAAACTCAGTGCAGAACAAATTGAAATAATTTATCCTTATATTGATCCTGACTTTTGGAAGCGCAAGTTTCATGACTATCAGGCTGATACAGAATGGGTAAAGCATATATTAAAGGAAGCCGGACTATAATGCTTAGAGACTTGCCAGATATTGATGTTGATTTTAAGGACAGAACAGAAGTCTTAAAGTTAATTCCCAGTACGCCTGCTAGATTAGAGAACAATAAACGCCATAACACTGGTGTATATTTCACTGACATTCCTGTTGCTAGTGACGGATTAGCAACAATTGAGCACAAACAAGCCGAGCAAATGGGTTACTTTAAACTAGACTTACTTAATGTTGGTGTATATAGCCAGGTTGAGAATGAAGTACATCTAGTAGAACTAATGACAGCAGAGCCGCCATGGAGTAAACTCTGGGAAGATCAAGAGTATTGTTCTCAACTGACGCACATTGGCAATCATTATGAACTAATATGTAGTATGAAACCAGATAGTATTCTACGCATGGCGATGTTCCTTGCGGTCATGAGGCCGGGAAAAGCACATTTGAGAAATAAATCCTGGGCTGAGATTGGTAAAACAGTTTGGGACAGGCAGGTAGATGGATATACGTTTAGGAAGTCTCATGCCATTGCCTATGCACATTTAGTTGTAGTGCATATGAATTTGTTAGCGTCTTCTACTTAACTCGCTTAACTAGTGTGATATTCTTTCGCTTACTTCGAGTTCCACTCAACTTAGTAATGCTTACCTGGGGACCAAACTTTACTTCACAGTCTTTGATATTTAAAGTGACTAGTGTATAAGAAAACTGAGCCCAGTCGTTTCTCAGAAATAAGTTAATGGGAATCTGTTGATTACTTTCCCACCACCATTGTTCACCTAGTTCTAGATAACGACGTTTTTCTTCAGATGTTTTAATAGAGTCAATGTTGTAGATGCTGAGAACGACATCATCACTGTTTTGGATAATGCCTACATATTCTTCGCCACCATAAGCCACCAGGCTTAAAAACGGATACTTTTCTTGAACTTCAAGTGCTAAACTGACCATGTATTCCTAATAAATAGTATTATAATGACAACTATTACTTCTTACTTATACAAGCAAAATCTACAGGTTGTTACAACTGATACAGGTGTGAGCAATATCATGAGCATGTTTTATACTCCAAATATTAAAGTCTACAGAGGTGTTGACAATGACATTCGTGTTAACTTTGTAAACAGAGATCAAAAGAAAACCAGCATTGCAGACAAGACTGCAACCTTTATCATGATTGATAAAGAAACAAATATGACTTTAATAGAAAGACCTGTAACTGCATTAAATGCAGCGCAGGGATACGCAGAGTTTACGCTATCTGAAACAGATCTACTCAACTTAGATGCAAAGTACTATACCTATAGTTTTAAAGTTGTTAATGGTGAAGGCAGAACACAAATTGGCTATAGCGACGATACTTACGGCGCAGGCGGAGTTCTTGAACTAGTAGACGGCGTTTATCCAACATTCAAAGCAAGCACTGTTGAAAGTTTTGGCGCTGGTGATACTGGTAGTGTAATTTACTTACAGCCATATATTAACCGCAACACAGCCCTGCACAGTGCTCAGGTATATTTCTCCAGTGCATTTACTGGAACACTAGTAGCACAAGGTAGTTTAAAGCCCAGCATTAACGGTGTACAAGACGATGATTTCGTTACACTGGAAACCAAAACATATACTGGACAGACTGATAATGATTTCTTTTCCTGGAATGGGGTTTACAGTGCAATAAGATTCGTGCGTACTACCACAACAGGAACATTAAGTCAGGTACTATACAGGCCCTAGTATGAAACTCGTAGGATTTGGCTGTAGTTTTACTTACGGCAGCGAACTTATGGATCCAGAGTTAGAAGACTCTTGGGACAGACATTACTTAAATAAACCATATCGTGAGAAATACTCGTGGCTTGGCCAACTTGCTGAACTCCTGGGATATAAGTTTGATAATCATGGATCACCAGCTGGCAGTAATTTAAGTATACAGGAATCGTTCGCAGACTGGTTTGATAATCGATCTCCGGATAATACAGATATAGTATGTGTAGCCTGGACCAATCATTTACGACACAGTTGGTGGAGTGACGACGAACAGCGTTGGATTCACGACGGGTTTATAAGAAACGAAAATGAAAAATTATTCCTGGCTAGTTTTAAAGAGTGGCTAACACTTAGTTATAACAGATGTGAGCAAGAAACTCAGCATGCTAAACTATTTGTAAACAGCGTATGCCAGGCAAACAACATAAAGATAATACAGTTTAATGCACTGCCTAATGTTAACAATATCTACAAACTGGATAACTTTCATCAAGGTGACCAAAACATGCAGGATGTGTTACGGAATGAAGGTTACAGGTTAAACAAGGATTTCTTAGCATCAGGTGGACATCCCAATGAACTAGGACACACTCATTACGCTGAGATGTTGTGTAGTTGGATAAAATCTAAAACGCATTTTTAACTTGATTAAACCGTGGATGGATAGTATACTAATATTATGAAATTGCTATTTAATGATAAATCTAGTATCTCAATTAACACTCGTGACTGCCTTGCCTGGTCTGAAGTACATAAAATATATAGGCATCTTCAGCATGTTGATATTCCCTTTAAAGCCTGGGATAATCCCCATTATGCATCACAACACAGTTTTAAAAGTTTAGTGGATAAGTTAGCACATTTTGGTAAACTGTTGGATATAGACATAGACATATCACGATGTTTAAGATTAGACCAAACTTACTATAACCTAATACATAAAATATATGAGGATAACTATAACGGAAACCCAACATGGTTAGACTTCCACGAACATATACATATATGTGAACGAAAAAATCCAAAGATTTCTAATGTACTTTTCTTAGACTGGCGCGAGAAGGCTGGTCCATTAATAAAAAAAATTAATAAAGACTTGTATACAGATCTAACCACTAAGATAACCGCTGGTGATGTGTTTACAAAGTGGTCAGAATTAGGCAAATCTCCTTACCAATATTGGAAGGATGGCGAGCCCAACAACATTAAGCGTATTTGTGAGTTAGCTAAACCCTGGGATAAGTTTACCCCTGTGCTTTGTGTAGCCATGCAGGATGTAGATCTATTAGATAACATTGATGATGTTAACAGTTTTAATCAATGGTGGGCACCTTATCAACAAGATTGGTGTAAACACTGGGGTATTAAAAAATGGTCATTACAAGATATGCGTGGAGTTCTTGTATACGGAACGATTGACAATATTGAGTTATTAAACTATAATCTTATGAATAACATATCTCCGGTTAGAATTAGTCTATGAATTCTATACAGCAAACAGTCTTTGACAACCTTCCCAGGCACAAGCGTGGCCCAAGTGGTTGGTCAAGTTTTAATGCGCCTTGCTGTCCGCATAACGGCGAAAGTTATGATAAAAAAGGCAGAGGCGGTGTTATTACTGATGGCGAAGGCATTAGTTACCATTGTTTTAACTGTGGATACAAGACTGGTTGGAAACCTGGTAGACATATTAGTTACAAGTTCCGTAAACTATTGGATTGGTTGGGCGTAGACGAAAATGAACGACAACGGGCAGTAGTTGAAGCCCTGCGCATTAAAGATACTGTAGTACTTGAAGAAGAGACAGAAGAGCCTGAGTTTACTATCGAGTTTCCAGAGCGTGAACTACCTCAGGATTGCGTACCATTAACACAGGCTCCACAAGAGTTA